AATCATTAAAAGAAAAAATGAAATGCTCAAGGAGTTGCCATCGATTCACGAAATCGATGACGGTATAGTTATTCGTTTTTTCACTGATTGGGATAATTGCGATGACGACAGTGAAATTAAATTTAAAAAAATCGTTAGTCACGACAACCCGAATGATAGCGTGGTATTCTTTTTTCTCCCCAAAGATTCGGTTTTTAATTTAAAACAACGATTTCACATCGGAAATCTTATTTGTTTAAACGGTAAAATAGATGTTACTGTAAATAATCAAACACGACAACTTGACGGTTATTCGAAAATCAGTGTTGATTCTAATGAAGTTCATGGTTCAACAATCGAGAACACGTATTTAATTACCTCAAGTAATAAACTGGAGTGGTCATCTGAGACATTTAATTATGTGAAACATAGCTACAATATGTAATCACCATTTCCCTAATCGACATCTGGATTTCGGACTCCTGACTTTCGCTGGCATATAGCATCCACATAATTCACAAAAATTTCTTTTCGTTAATTTGGAGCAATCGATACAAGTAGCTATTCTTCTCTTGGCTTCTTTTTCAATTCGGTAATTGGGGAAACTAAGATTTTTCCAACCCTCATAGATTTCTTGTGCCTTGCTCATGACTAACCCACATAATATCCCCATTCGAAAATATCGTTCCCATCGGTGTAAAGATTTCTGGCTGGAACGGTTTTCGAAACTATTTTATATTTATTTAAATTACCTTCTCCGTGTTCCTTGGCGTAATCCCTACTAATTGTCACCCAATCACCGCTATTAATACCAATCGGTTTTTGCTGTTGTGTTTGTAGGTCTTCGATTTGTTTTTCGATATCCCGAAGAATTAGATTTTGTTGGTCTTCATAACTGTGGTTATCGATATTATATTTATCCTGTAAATCATAGACTATCTGGTTCTTCATTGGAAATCTACCCCATTGACTATGATAATTTGCGATATCCAATAGGGGTTTGAGTCTGGTTTTTAACTCGTAATTAATATCGGGAACCGCACGATAGATTTTCACGGGCATATTGGGTTTATTCCTTGCGGATTGAATGACACCGATAGCCTGATTATCTCTATAATCACCGTAGTGACTATACATTCTTGCAGCACCACTACCATAGATATCTTCGGGATAGCTATCGGTCAAATCATGCATTGGAGAATCTTCTGAACTCGGTGCTGAGTGTTCACCACGATAATCGTTTTCACTTAAAAACGATTCGACTTCATTCCTGATGATTTCCTGTAATCTATTCATTGTTAACGATAAATAATTCTTCCACCTTTACTAACCAGTATATTGGAATTTTTATTTGATTCCATTAATGCATTATGTAAAATTTCTGGTGCAGTAAATGCTCTGTCATAGACTCTGAGTTTTTGGATTCCACCCATGAACCCCGAATCAAAATTGGATTCTATTGTTAATCCAGATTTTCTATCATCCTGTACAAGTATATCCGAAGCCGTGTATTTGAAATCATTTATATATATTGTACCTCCACTCAGTGATTCTCCTGTGGTTTCAATTAACAGACCAAGTTCAACAAATTGTTGTCCCGTATTATCTGGAGTTCTAAAAGTACTTTTCAATGAAACCCATTTATTTTCACCTGAGACATTAATACTTCTATGTGTGGGACTCTCGCCTTGAGAACCAACGGATAATATTGATTTTCTTGTCACAGGATAACCCGTTTCACCGTAATAAAGTATGCCGTCTACCGACCACTGATATTCCATTCTATCGGGATATGGGTGCTGACCTTCTCCATCAGGGTCTAGTAATGAAAGTCTTGGTGGATATACGTATTCCACATCATCAAGTACACTAATATCTACATCATCGCTATACATTAAAATACCAATACTACTTGTGCTGCCTTCGCTAAATATACCATCTACATATAATGACACATCAACAACATAATCCCTATTAGATAATACCGAAACGGGTTGCATGAATTTCAAGAAATACGTGTTTACAGTTGCACCAGTATAATCCATTCTCATGACTGTTAGTGGTAATTCGGTATCTGGGTCACATTCCTCGGTATATGTAAATGTTGTGCTATCAGCACTTAAAACAAAACCAGCTTCACTGGTATCCCCCGTAGGTGGGTCGTAACAATTTGTTGGAATAGGGTCGGGTTGAACCATGAAAGAAGTATCGATATAGGCAGTGTCTTGACCACCATATAATATATATGTCTGGTAATCGTAATGCCATGATTCAGCAAGACCAAAACTTCCACCACCCCAACTAATTGAAAACGGTACGGCTTCTTGTTTTTCTTTGTCATTATTAAATGACTTGAAATAGAATTCAGGAAAACCACGATTAATCCAGACTGCACGACCATTCACATAAAATATGAGCTTACCTGTTCTACGTTCCGCACATTCCAATTCACTGTCCTCAAGATTATCATCGGGAGTGAAAACAATTGAAATCAACGTAAACCCTGTTTGACTAAGTACCACAGGTGAGGTATTGGTTTGAATCAATCCGTCTCCATCAACATATTTATATGCGAGTCTACGGTCTTGTGTGAGTTCGAAGGCAATTGCATTATTTTTAATATTATCAATTGATGGTACTTCATTATATACTGTTCTAGTCATATTATCTTCTGGAGAAGTAAATGCTTTATTTAGCACTTCTTTGGGTTGTAGTGCATCTAAATAATTATCGAAACTCGTGTTTATGCCAGTAGTGGTTTTTCCTGTCATGGTCTCCCCACTAAAATACGGATTATATTTATCTTCAGCACGAGCACCCATCATGTAAAAAATCCCGTGTGAATCAGGATATAGATTCACAAGACTTTCTATTGTTATCCCATTACCGTAACGACTCGGTAATAATTTATAATTAAAACCATCTAAATTAAAAAACCCCTGTAGATACCCACCATTTAAATCGAAATAGTTACCTGACGCACCACTGGTTATTCCCGATATTGGTAGATATTGGGTGTTTATTGTCATACCACTTGTTTCTCCTGTACTGGGATTCTGAACATCATTGTATCCAACTCTGTACATCGAAAGCACATTATCTTCAGGGGTTAGTTCGATACCTTCCCACATGACATTCATTCTTCCGTTATCGAAAGCCGTTAACCCGAAATCCATTAAATTGATATTATTGGTAACCGCTCCACTCCATTTAGTCAGACTAAATGAGGTCAATCCAGTATTTAAATCCCAAGAATTTAAGTCGGTTAGGTCTATATGGATAGCCAAATTACTGGTGATTATGTCGTTCAAGCATTCTAAATTCATTTTGTACTGGAATTTATCATAAATACTGAAGTCATTTAAATATCGCTGAGTATTTATGAAAAATGATTAAATAATCACGTATTTATAAAAAACTATATTATGGGACAAAACAAAGAAAGACTTTTTGAAGTAATGGGTAGACTAGATAAAACGTTCAAACCCAAAATGAATGAAGAACTCGAAATTGTCGGAACAAACGATGATAGCGAAGTACCTACTGAAATCGGTGGTGAGGAAATGCCTGTTGAAGAAAAATATGAAGAACTCAAAGAAAAGGTTGGGGAACTCTATGCAATGATTAACGGTGAAGAAGGTGAGGAAGAACTGGAAGCTGAACCTGAAATCGGTGGTGAAGAAATACCAGTTGATGAACCTGAAATCGGTGGTGAAGAAGGTGAAGATGAAATTGAGTTGGGTGAAAGTAAAAAAATAAGGAGTAAAATCCGTTAACACAATGGCTGAATATCAAGGAAAAGATGTGGAGCTTAACCAACCCGTGCGTGGTGATGTTAAGAAGTATAAGGTCTATGTGAAAGACCCCAGTACTGATAATGTTAAAAAGGTTAGCTTTGGTGATAAGAATATGGAAATTAAACGTGATAATCCCGAAAGGCGTAAGAATTTTCGTGCTCGTCACAAATGTGATACTGCCAAGGACAAAACCACACCTCGTTACTGGTCATGTAAATTCTGGTCAAAGAAAAATGTTAACGATATCCTTAAAGAAGTTATTGAGCCAGACGCTGTTGATGTATCCAGCATACAAATGCACGATGAATTAAACCCCCTGATTTGGGACGACATAAAAATTAAATCCGAAGTCAGAAAAACGTTATTAAAAAATGCTAAGAGATTCATTGAGTTTAGTGATACTGAAAACCTGAAATTCGAAGACATCATATTAACTGGTAGCATGGCAAATTATAACTATAACGAGAACTCTGACTTGGATGTACATATTGTATTGGATTTTGACCAGATTTCCGAGAACAATGATTTTGTTGGTGACTTTTTTAAATTAAAAAAACAGCTGTGGGCTGAAAATCTTCCGATTCAAGTCAAAGGACACGATGTTGAAATGTATTTTCAGGATAGTAAAGAACCACATCACTCAAGCGGGACATATTCACTTGTTAGGGATGAATGGATAAATAAACCCACAAAAAAAATTGTAAACATTAATAGTGGTGCTGTTCAACTAAAAGCCGCCGATTTAATGAATACCATAGATGACCTCGAAGACAATAGAAGTAAAGAGAACTTTCTTCAGCGATACGAAAAGATTAAGAATAAAATAAAAAAAATGAGACAATCGGGTCTCGATACTGGTGGTGAATATTCCGTTGAAAACCTAGCGTTTAAAATTCTAAGAAATAACGGATATCTTGAAAAACTTATTTCAATGAAAAACGATTATCTCACCAAGGAATTGAGTCTTAATGAATTTATTGATGATTAACCATGAGAAAATTTATTGTAACACGAGCGCAATTGAATGAATATATCGAGAATAAGAAAGCCGAAAAGGTGTTCTATGATATTGTTGCCGATTTACATAATAATCAGAAATTTCTGAATGAGAGCATTTCGAAAGAACGTGTGAACCAATCGGTAATTGATAACTATGTGAGGAAAAATCTCATTACTCCGAAAGTAAATGAGATGCTCGTTAAATACGGAATCATTAATGAAAATCATCAAATATTATAATTTTTGGTCTCGCACAAGTATTTATAAAAAAATATAGCAAAATAATACCATATAAAAAGACATTACAATGGCAAAACATAAAAGCGAAGAAGCGTTTAACGCAAGAATGAGACAGTTAGCTAATATTGGCGGGACTTCATCATTGAAAGAATCTAACTCATTAGGTGAATTAATCGATGTTAAGCGTACTGCTGACGGTGTTGCTTATGGCATCGTGAAAGAAAATCATCAGTATTACATAAAAAAAGGTGGGTTGAGAGAAAATCCAAGTGTTGCGGATTTCGCATATATTGGTGGTTTATCAAACATAACCGAACATCAGTACCCATCACTTTCGACAGCGGATAAAAATAGAAATTTTCTGCTTGCAACCATTAACGAGTCGCTTTCAACTAAGGTAAGTAAGACAGGTAGTAAGAAAGAAGTTCTGAATGAAGATAATGCTGAAAAAGAAATTGCTGCTGCAAGTAAAAAGGTTGATGATTTGGAAGCAGCTACCGATGCTGCTACCGTTGCCGATGTTCCTTCAGAACCTGTAGATGATGGTGGTGAGGAAGAAATGGCTGCTGGAATCGAAGACATGCCAACAGATGAACCCGCTCCTGAAGGTGGTGAAGAAGCACCTGCTCCAGAGGTAGGTATTGATGTAGCACCAGAAGATGGTGAGGAAGCACCCGATGGCGATGAGGTGGATGCTCCAGAAGGTGGTGAAGAAGACATAGACGCTGCACCAGAAGATGGCGAAGAAGAAGAAAGTACTGGCATTGGTAATTTAAGTGATTCTCTAATGGATAAAATTGGAAGTGCTGCTGATGAAATTAGGAAAGAAAATATTGATGCCACTGGAACCGCATGGCTTCTCGGAACTTTTTTATCTGCCTTTAAAGGCAGTGATGACGACCCATCGAATAATAAATTCAGAGAATTGGGTGAAAAAGAAAGAGAAGAATATGCTGATATGATTCAAAACGTTACCAGTGATGAGGAAAAAGCAAGTGTAGCGGATACAGTCCCACAAGATGGTGATGAAGAAATGGAAGAGGGTGAAAAATGTAGTGAATGCGGTGGATTTAAAGAATATGCTGAAGCCAGAGGTTATACCTCTGAATCCCTTATGGAATGTGGAGACGAAGAAATGGCTAACCTTATGAGTGGATATGCGAATGCACATGGTGAAGGTCAAAATGACGGTGATTTTCAAATAGTTGCGCTTCTCGCCACACCTGAAATTCTTGAAAAACTCAAATCGGAATACGGGCACGAGGAATTCGCAGGACAAGTCGAACCAATAGCAACTGGAATGGATGACGAAACCAAAGAAGCCGAACTCAATGAATTATTTGGTGGTCTTAAAAATTTGGGTAAAGCTGCTGGACAAGGTATTAAACAGGGCGCACAAAATCTTGGACAAAATATTAGTGATAAGGCTGGTCAAGTTAAACAAGCTGTTGGACAAGCAGCAACTAATGTGAAACAAACATATCACGCAGGTGAACTTGGGGGTGAGGTAAAGAAACTCGAAAAAGCTGCTGCTAATTTAGGAGGTCAAGTCGATTCTCTTAATAAGAGAATGCAAAAAGCTGGTGGTCAACCAGTTAATCTTCAAAGTATTTTAACTACCATTAAAAATCAAGTTGGTGGTGCTAAAGGTGTAGACCTTAGTAAATACGGTAGTGTTCAAGAGGAAGGACCTGAAGTTCCCACGGATAGTCTCGAAGTTCAACCTAATATGGTTGAGAGTTCTGATGATGTTAAATCGGAAGAAGATTTCAAAGAATATGCTATAACAGTTTTGAAAAAAGCACATGGTGAGGATTACGATACCGATAAAGCTGAATACATGATTAAGGGTTTGGTTAATATGACGAAAGCCAGTGATGAAGAAAATTGGGGTGATGCAATCGGTATTCTACAACAATCTCTTGATGAATCACTTGAAGAGGCTGTTGATATCAAAGTCAGTGAGAAAGAAGGTAAGAAACTCAGTGCCGAGAAAGCACCTGAAGTCGAAATGAAAGAAGGCGAAGAAAAATTTGAAATCGGTGCAGGTTTTGATTCAATGGGTGGTGCGGTTGTAAAACCAGAAAGTGTTCCTGTTACAGAAGCCGAAATCAAACTCAGAAAATATATTCGTAATAGACTCGAAGAAAAAGCTGGTATGAGGAAACCAGTGTTGAATGAAAACAAGAAATCCGAAACCCTTTTGAAACTCGATAGAGTTATTGATAAGCAACTCGGATTGTTTGAAAATGCAGCGATGAACGAAATAATGGGTTTCAGTGTAAGAGAAAAATTCAATAAAATGAACCCCAACGACCCAAGTCAGGTTGAACAACTTTTTAATAAAACGTTCAACGATATTCTCACTAATCCTCAAATGGGTGCAATTGCAAGAGCAGCTAAAACCACACCAACGGAAACCAAATACGAAATACTGAAACAGTATGTGGATAACAACGGTGGGACTCTAAGACTTGCTGACCGTGATACTATAAGATACGCAACACGGCAAGAAAAAAATACCGCAACACCAAGTGCTTTCACTCAAGGTGGAACTCAAGGTAGAACCCAATGGGGTGGTACGGCAGGATAATATGATTCCATATTATATATTTTAGAATTAAGTTATGAAAAACCCGAAGAAATTCGGGTTTTTCTGTAACCTTTTATTATCTATATCGTATAATCTTGCATGATATACAGAAAATTCAATAAATTAAAATTTAAGAGAACCTATATCGGTGGTTCTAAAAAGCGTGAACTCGAAATCTTTGCGAGTGTTCAGGGCACAAAAGAAGATAATTCGGAATGCGATTGGTTTGAGTATCGCAGATTGTTAATGAATTACTGTGATGATATTCTTAACATCATCATTACTTGGAAAACCGTGTCAAATGTCTTGAGACACGCATTTCTTGTGTTAGGTATTTTAATTGCATTCACGAATCCCACATATGCCATTGTTATAGCAATCATTAGTTTTGTTGCACACATACTTTATCTGTCTCAAACAAATAAAGAAATGAAAACCCTTGCACAATATGGATTTGCCTTGGATGTGATTAATCGAGAAACTGGAGTAGAGTTATCGAAAAATTAATCAAGATTTCTTGTGGTTCAGTATTTATATGAAAATCACGATATGAACCACGATGAAAACCAATTGAAATTAATTTATGTTTTAAAAATCGGTTACAACGCCAAGGATGAAGGACTCTATGAATTTATTTTTTCGTTAGACCCTACTAATATCGATGTCGAGGGTTGGATGTGGGACATTAGTCCTGCTTGTAATAATGCTGACCCACCAACCGAAGAATATATTGATGAAATTTTAAATCTGAAGACTTCTTCATTTGATTTATTTTGTCTTCACGAAGCCGTAGACCGTGAATATATGCATGGCTATCATACAATTCATGCGTTGGCGTATGAAACCGAGAGGCAGATGGAAACATCTGGATATAGTGATTACGAACAGATGTTCGAAAACGACAGCGATGACACGCCTTTACTTGTGTTTCACTACGGCATGACATTGAAAAAAATAAAGTCATTACTGGATTTCAGGAAAATTATTTTAAGAGGAAATGAATTCGTTGAAACATCGTCATTAAAATTTTAAAGTTCATCGCTCCATTCGGGTGAGGGAAATCGAGGCACGGCAAGTCAAGATACTTGTCGTGCCTTGCTATTTTATTGTGCATTAGTATTTATTATAAAATATTGTAAATGTGCGCAAAGAAAATCGATGAAGTGAAACCCGATGATTCGATGTTTCCCGAACATATCCCGATAATACCTTTGAGTATTCAAAGAGAAAAGGATAAGGAAGAAGCCAGAAAACTGGCAAAAAAACTCAGGAAATCAGGGAAACCAGAAGCGGTTGTCGTAACTAAAGCGGGTATCGTAAAAAAATCCAGCGAATTAACTTATCAGGAACAAGAAGACGAAATCATTCGTTGCGCTGCGAATCCCGTGTATTACATCGAAACCTATTTAACTGTTTTTGACCAGACTCAAGGTGTTAGTGGGATGATTGTACCGTTTAAACTTTTCGATTTCCAAAAAGAATTAATTCAATCATATAAAGAAAATCGATTCGTAATTGCCAATAAATATCGTCAGGCAGGTATAAGTACTACTACTTGTGCATATATTTCATGGTATATCATGTTTCAAAGAAACAGACAGGTGGCAATTGTTGCTGACCGTTTGGAAACCGCTCGTGATGAAATCATGGGTGATGTTGTTGATTTCATTGAAGGTTGCCCGTCTTGGCTCAGACCTAAAACAGGTAAAGCCAGTAGTAAGAATCTCAAAGACACTCAAAAACTTAAGGTTTATGACAACGAATCGAAACTCGGTGCTTTTAGTGCGAAAGGTGGACTTAGGGGTTATACACCAACACTGATTTTCTGGGATGAAACCGCATGGACGGAAAAAGGAGATAAATTCTGGACAGCAGCTTTTCCCACACTACAAACTGGTGGTCGTGCAATTATGGTAAGTACCCCATCTGGACTCGATGCTGTATTCTACAAGACATTTAAGGGTGGTCGTGAAGGTAAGAATCAATTCAAAGCCGTTGAACTCTGGTGGTTTAACGACCCCAGATATAATGAGGGTTTGTATTGGTATAAAAACAAGAACAAGAAAAACGAAATAAAACAAGAAGATAACGAATGGTCTAAGGAACATAGAATAAGACTTATGGATGATGGTTGGGAAGCCAGTTGTCCTTGGTTTGAGGAACAGGTGAGGAACGCCAATGGTGATATGCGTAAAATTGCGCAGGAATTACTGTGTTCTTTCTTGGGTTCTGGTGATAACTTTATTGCAGAGGAATATCTTAAAAGAATTGAAGACGGGGAAATCGCTGTGCCTATTCGTCAGGCATATGTTGATAATAACATGTGGATTTTTGAAGAGCCTGAACCAGCAGAGGACTATATATTGGCGTTGGATGCCTCACCGGGGCATGGCGAGGACTACTCTACGCTTAATATGCTAAAAACCCGTGAAATTATTGAGGAAAAGATTGTTAGGAAAAACGGGAAAGAAAAGAAAGTCAAAATAAAACGACATAAAGTCGAACAGGTTGCGGAATACTATGGTAAACTCACACCCCAAATGCTTGCCGAAGTAGCGTATCAGTTCGGTAAAACGTATAACGATGCATATGCCGTTGTTGATATTACTGGTGGTTACGGTGTACAAACCGTGGAAAAACTTTTGGAATATGGGTATGAGAACGTACATTTTGCCGAAGTAACACATAAACCAAGTAGAGACCGTTTACAGGGTTATATTAAAAAAGGTCAGAAGACCATGCCAGATGGTAGTGTGATTACCGTTGACCTGATACCCGGTTTCTTCATCGGTAACAACCGTCCTTCCGTTCTTCTTGAAATGCAAAGAGCGATTCATCTTGAAGACGTACTTATTAGGTCACAGAGACTTCTTGATGAACTCAAGACTTTTATTACTGTTAGCGGTAATAGAATTGCTGACCACAAACGAACATTTCATGATGACAGTATAATGGGTCTATCAATCGGACTATATGTTCTGAATTACGACATGGCTCGTTACAAGCAAAGTAAAGGTGTGACCGAAAAAATGATAAACGCTATACTGACTAATAACGATATCAGTGAAATCGGAAAAAAAGAAGTCAAGAGAAAAAAACCAATATTCACCGCAGATAATCGTGACCCCTTGAATCCATATGGGGCAAATTCTTGGTTATTCCAAGGCGTTGAAGATAAATATGGGAAAAAGAAAAGATAGATTGTATTTATATTTAACTGACTTTTCCGAAATTTCAGAGTATTTATAAAAAACTATAATAAATTATAAAAATGGCAGGGGAAAAACAAAATAATGGAACGATATACCAACAATTAAATCAGATGTTGAATCTTGATGGTATGTCTTTTCAAGACGATACATCGGTTGCATCAATTACAAGTCCTCAAAAGGAGAAAATAGTCATTAAGGGTAGAACCCCTGAAGAAATTCATAAAAAGGGACTTGAAATTCAACAAAAAAAGGAACTTCAAAACAAGTTCTTCAGAACCACAGACAGAGGTTTTCAAAAAGCACTACAATATGAGGCAGCACGACTTCCAGCTTACATTGATTATGAGGGAATGGAATACTATCCAATTATTTCTTCAGCATTGGATTTATTCATGGAAGAAGCCACAACCATTGGTTTAAACGGTAAGATGTTAAATATTTATTCGAGTAAGGAAAGAATTAAAACCCTGTTAGAAGAATTTTTCTATGATACTGTAAATGTAAATGTTAACCTGCCTTTCTGGACGAGAAACGTTTGTAAATACGGTGATAATTTTGTCCTGCTTTACGGTGAAAGAAAAAAAGGTATTACGCATGTAAAACAACTTGTTAATTTTGAAATCGAAAGATTTGAAAGAATTAAAGATGGTAAACCGCTTGTACGATTCAAGGAAAGAATGACAGGTGATGAATTTAATGTGTTCGAAATCGCACATTTTAGATTACTTGGTGACGATAAGTATCTACCCTATGGTTCATCAATACTTAATAAAATCAGGAGAGTTTTTCGTCAACTTGTTATGGCAGAGGATGCCATGCTAACTTA